GATAAGGATGATTAATATGAAACCAGAAGAAGCAAAAGACATATTATCCGATATGAGAGACCAGCATTTATGTTTCCTTGAAAGTTCTGAAAACAAAGATGAATGGCAGAAAAAATATCTCAAGGAAGCATGGGCGTGTGATTCCGGAGCAAAAGCATTGGAAAAGCAGATTCCATGCAAACCTGAAGAATATGTTCCAGATTTTCCGTACAATATATTTTCCACTCAAAAATGTGCGAAATGCGGAACACCTGTTATTGGTAATAAAATAAGCAAGTACTGTTCTGAATGCGGGCAGAAAATTGACTGGGGAGAGGAGTGATTAAATGGATTTTAATACAGCAATGGCGAAATCAGTAGCATGGGCCAGTACATCATTTGCCGTAATAGCGGCACTCAGTTATACAAAAGAACCATTATGCTTAATGGCATTAGTTCTTCCGCTGTTTGTTGGATTACTTGCACATTAATGAGAAGAAGTTGATAATCATGTTGGACAATCCTACACTTGAAATTGACAGAGAAAAGAACGAAGTTACGATAAAATGTAATGGGGATACTATAAAGTTCAAAGATGATAATGTGGAAGTGACCAGGGCGAGACGATCAGAAAATTACAAAGCAATGAATAAAATCAGAGAGTCGGTATTTACCGGCTCTTTTTTTACGCAAAATTCCTCAAACATGTACCACAACTTTTCTACTGACCTGTGATAGAATATACTCAGAAGTGTTACTATGGGATTTTATAGCCAGAAATGAGGTGATGATATGGCGAACTTAAAATAGTTACAAGAAAACTCCAAAAAGCTATATTATCCACCGGATTAATCATAAAAATCGGAACATCGCAATTCTACAGCCATGAACAGGAACGATTGATAACAGTAACAATTATATCAACGCCAGTGTTTAGACCAACAAAACGTGGTGAATGGAAAGATTGTGATTACGAAATACTCCGAACTGCATCCCAGTATGATGTAGTCATGTGCCTAAAAGAAATATGGGAGGCAGTCAGAAAATGAGGATGGACAGAGGTGATTAGATGAACTTAACGCCTAAACAGGAAGCGTTTGCACTTGAATATATAAAGAATGGCGGGAATGCATCTGACGCCGCAAGGAAAGCTGGATACTCTAATGGAATCATTAGAAACGCGACAAAAAAACTGTTGGAAAAAGGTTGCATTTCCGCATATATAGCCGAAAAACAGTCTCTCATTGAAAAACAAAAAGGCACTGACATCATGTCTCTGGCAGAAATTCAGCAGCGCCGCTCCATGATCGCAAGAGGTGAGCTGACTGATTCATTCGGATTTGCTCCGGATTTCTCCGATCAGCTGAAATCCATGAATGATCTGGAAAAGACGCTTGCCATAAAAGAAGCCAGAGAAGAACAGCAGAAAGCAGAAGAAAAAGCTAGATTGCAAGGTGAATACCATATTGATCTGAACATTGTCCCGGACGTATTTCATAAAATGATTAGGGATATTCGAGCAAAGAAACATAGTGAATACATTCTTCCTGGTGGACGTGGTTCCATGAAGTCCTCAACTATATCTCTGATTATACCGGAACTGCTGAAGAATAATCCGAACATGCACGCTCTGATTCTGCGAAAAGTCGGAAACACTATCAAAGATTCTGTTTACGCTCAGATGAAATGGGCTATTGATAAATTAAATCTAAATGAGGAATTTGTGTGCAAGGTATCTCCTATGGAGATTACGTATAAGCCTACTGGACAGAAGATTTACTTTCGTGGTGCTGACGATCCATTAAAGATTAAGTCTATCAAGCCAGAGTTTGGATATATCGGTATTGTCTGGTTCGAGGAGTTAGATCAGTTTTCTAATCCAGAAGAAATCCGAAATATTCAACAGTCTGCTATTCGTGGTGGTAATGAAGCATATAAATTCAAGTCATTCAACCCGCCTAGGAGTAAGAATAACTGGGCGAATGAGTATACGGCAGAAGCGGAAGAAAAAGACGAAAATGTAATGGTTGTGCATAGCACTTACCTTGATTTGGGAATCGAACAGGAATGGCTTGGAGATGTATTCCTTGCAGATGCCGAACATCTAAAAGAAGTAAATCCAGATGCTTACGACAATGAGTATTTAGGCCATGCTAACGGAAATGGTGGAAATATCTTTGAATACATCGAAGAAAGAACTATCACGGATGAAGAAATTAGTCACTTTGACAGAATTTATCAGGGCGTTGACTGGGGCTGGTACCCGGATAAATATGCTTTTTCCAGAATCTATTATGATTCCGCCAGAGAAACAATCTATTTTATTGACGAGATTTACGAAAACAAAAAATCAAATGAATGGACTGCGAATGAAATTAAGCGAAGACAGTACGATGATTACGAAATTACTTGCGATTCTGCCGAGCCTAAATCAATCAATGATTACAGAGATTCAGGACTCCCAGCAAGAGGAGCAATCAAAGGACCGGGAAGCATTGAGTATTCTATGAAGTGGCTGCAAAGAAGAAAGCTTGTGTTTGACCCAAAAAGAACGCCAAATGCTTGCAAAGAGTTCAAGAAATACGAATACGAACGTGATAAAGATGGAAATATTTGCAGTGGATATCCGGACAAGGATAATCATTTGATAGATTCTGTCCGGTATGGCTCAGAATCGTTGTGGAGAAGAAGGGGGCACAGTGCATAATGTGTAAATTTTGTGATAATTTAGCTTCATACAAAGAATACTATGATAATCCAGAACGCAAGAAGAACAAATATATATACGGATGCATGTTGTACATGTACATGAAAGACCGAAAAGGAAGCATTACTTCCAGACCGTTTGACCTTAATTATTGTCCGATGTGTGGAAAGAAGATAGCGACAGGTGACTAAATGGGACTTATAACAACACTAAAAAGGTGGTTTAACATGTTTTTCAAAAAACAAGCCGAAGAGGACTTTAATATCCAGGCGGCAGAATTCCCGGAGATGGAATCACTGATTAACCGGTGTGCGAACATCTATAGGGGTGCGCCGGAATGGCTGGATGATGAGGATAATATCAAGACGATCAATTTCGCGAAAACTGTCTGCTCAGAGACAGCACGGCTCACAACGCTGGCAATCGGCATCCAGATCGGCGGTTCCGCAAGGGCTACATGGCTTCAGAAACAGATTAACAAGGTATATTTTCAGATACGTCACTGGGTAGAGTACGGTTGCGCCTATGGAACGGTTTTCATCAAGCCGAACGGTGAGAGCCTTGATGTATTTACTCCGGCAGATGTGATGATTGTGGAATATGACAATCAGGAAATAAAAGGGATTATATTCAAGGATTCTTATACTGTTGGACGAAAATACTATACACGGCTTGAATATCATCGTTTTGTTGAAACCACCGTGGACGGCGTGACAACTTACCCATATTATGTTTCTAATAGAGCCTATGTATCAAAATCCCCTCAGTCAATTGGCAATAAGATTGACCTTAAACAGACCAAATGGGCTGATCTCATGGCAGATACGCCACCGATTCTCAAGGCAAACGGAGAAAAGCTGGACGGACCGCTTTTCGGAGTTCTACGGACGCCACAGGCGAACAATGTGGATATTAGCACACCACTGGGCTTGCCGGTTTTTGCTGAAGGCATTGAGGAGCTGGGAGACATTGATGTTGCGTATAGTCGGAACGCGGGGGAAATTAAAGACTCTCAGAAGATTGCTCTGTTAGATGATAGACTACTGATGCCAAGCGGTACACCTGTTTCAGCCATGTCACCACGAGGTATGGAGAACAGGCGAAACGAGATGAAATTGCCGCATTATGTCAAGAACGTGTTCGGACAGGACGAAAAAGAGTTTTATCAGGAAATCAATCCACAGCTCAACACGGATGCACGGTTGGCCGGAATCAATGCGCTACTGTCACAGCTTAGCTACAAATGTGGATTTAGCAGTGGTTATTTTGTGTTTAACGAGAAAACTGGAATGGTGACGGCTACGCAGGTGGAAGCGGACGACCGCCGGACAATTCAGTTTATTAAGGACGTTCGGGATAAGCTGGAGGATTGTCTGAATGGCGTAATCTATGCACTCAATGTTTTTGCCGACCTGTACGATCTAACTCCGGTGGGCGTTTATGAAACAACATACGACTTCGGAGACATAACCTACAACAGAGAAGAAGACCGTGCAAGATGGTGGCAGTATGTTGTACAGGGAAAGGTTCCAGCATGGCTGTTTTTCGTAAAATTTGAAGGAATGACCGAGGAAGATGCGAAAGCAATGGTCAAAGAAGCTCAGCCAGACGAACCAACACTATTCGGAGAGGAGTAAAAAGATGGCAGATACGTTCAAGGGAATAATCACAGCAGACGGAAAGAAGAGACAGTTGCCTTATAGAAATGTTATCGAAACGCCCGTGTCTGATGAAACATTGTCCATACAGGGAGCATTTGCCGACTCCAAAGCCGTAGGCGACAAATTCAAAGAAGCAAAGACAGAAACTGATTAACTAAAGGAAGATTTATCCAATAAAATCACTAAATTCTACGCCAGTTCGCAAGGTGAAACCAGTTGAGATTAAGCGCGTGGTGAATCCGACTGTGAAGGTGTGTGGGGAGAATTTATATCCCGGTAGTGATTTAATTGGGTTGACAAAAACATATACTACGGATTTTATACCTGTTATTTTACACAAGGGGAAAATTTATTTTTCTTTTGATACGTCTTCGGACACAAGTGATGGTCGATACCATATTAATGTGAAATACTTTGATATAAATAAAGAATTGATGGGTGGTAATGGCAATGAAAGTATAGCAGGAAATAACATTTCTCATGTGAGTTTTGAATTTGATGGAACGAAAGCTGGAATTAATTATGAAACAATCGATTTAAAAAATGTTTCATATGTAAAAATTATGTTTGGTATTTATGCCACTACAGCTACCAAAATTACATACAAAAATATAATGATAAGTGCCACAGATTCCGATTTTGAACCATACAAACCTATTCAGACCGTCACCCTGCCGTATACTCTCAACGCAATCCCTGTAGAATCAGGTGGTAACGTCACAATCGACGGTCAGCAGTATATTGCGGATTATGTGGATGTGGAACGTGGGAAGTTGATAAGGATGGTTGATTCTTCTAAGTTAGATAATACACAATCTATTGTAGATAAAACCGAATGGTTATTAGCAGCGCCGCAGGAAATCGACCTCACCACAGAACAAATCACCGCATTTACAGCACTTGCAACATATTATCCGACTACACACATCAGCGTCACTTCAGAACAGTTGGACGGATATACAGTATTCAACTATCCAATAAGCATGGCAAATGGGTGGAACTATGTCAAAAAGCAACTTAACGATAACCGTGACTACATCTACGACATGGACATACAGATAGCAGAAGCCTATGTCAACAGTGAATATGCAGTAGCATTAACAGAATTGGAGGTATGACATATGTTATATAGAACACTCAAAAAACTCAAAGAAAGAAACGGTCTCACAGACGACCTCAAGAACAAGATTGACGTATTTTTTGCAGTTGGGAGAATCACAGAGGAGCAGTACAATGAGTTGATGGATATTAATAAGGAAGAAGAACCGAAAGTGTAAACTAATTAACTAAAAGGCGCGGGGCTTTATTTAACCAGTAAAAAGTCAAAACATGTACCACAACACTTATCGAAAGAGGTGATATACTATGCTTAGTCCAGAATATTTACGCCGGATAACAGAGGGCAGCGAACAAATTGCCGAAGAACTGCATCAGTATATCATCTCTGAAATCGTGTCTCGAATGATGGCAAGAATTGGCAGAGGTGAAGATTATATTCTGACTAATGCCGATGCGTGGAGAATCAGAACACTACAGGAATCCGGTGAACTGTTAGAGGACATTCTGACGGAATTATCCAAATACACCAAACGCGAACAGCAGGAACTTCTTGAAGCGTTTGAGGATGCCGGAATCACTGCAATGAACTATGATGATAAGGTATATAAGGCGGCAGGATTAAGCCCTGTACCGCTCGAACAATCACCGGCTATGATAAGACTCATGGAGCGAAATATGCTTGCGACTATGGGCGAATGGAAGAACTTCACACGAACCACCGTAAGCGCCGCTCAGAGACTCTATATTGAGCAGTGCGACCTTGCGTATAACCATGTAATGACTGGGGCAGTTGGATATACGCAAGCCATTAAAGAAGCAGTTAATAACGTTGTGAGTGATGGTGTATATGTTGAATACATAAATAAAGAAACAGGAAAGAAAAGACGCGATACAATTGAAACAGCAGTAGCACGTTCTGTCAGAACTGGCGTGGCACAGGCTACAGGAGATATATCCCTAAAACGCATGGAAGAAATGGACTGGGATTTAGTTCTAGTCAGTGCCCACATGGGAGCCAGAACGGGCGATGGCGGTGAGAATCCGGGAAATCACGCATGGTGGCAAGGAAAGATATACTCTCGTTCTGGCAAGAGCAAGAAATTTCCGCCGTTCTCATTGACCGGATACGGAACAGCAAGCGGACTGTCAGGGGTCAACTGTCGGCATAGTTTTGGAGCCAGTGATGGAGAATTTAATCCCTATGCAGAATTATCAGCGCAGGACAAAGCCGACAAGGGAAAGCAGTACGAAAAGGAACAGCGGCAACGTACTTATGAGCGAAGAATCCGCAAAACGAAGAGAGAAGTCCTTGGACTGCAAGCAGGAGTTGACAATGCACCGAACGAAAAGGCGAAATTCGCATTACAACAAGACCTTGACCGGAAGTCTTATCTTTTACAGAAACAAAATGCTGCATATAAGGACTACTGCAAGCAGAACGACCTGAGGGAACTGCAAGACCGACTTATGATAGCGAAATGGAACCGCCAGAACGCCGCAAAAGCCAGAGGAGCGGCAAAACGATATAAGACAGCAAAGGGGATTGACTGATGGATAGATGGGAGTATTTCAATCCTAATCCTGTTAAGGACAAGAGAACGGGAGACTGCGTTGTCCGGGCAATATGTAAGGCAACCGGGCTTGATTGGGAAACGGTATTCGCTGGATTAATGGTGCAGGCGTGTGCTCTGTCAGATATGCCAAGCGCAAATTATGTCTGGGGAGCGTACCTCTATAAACGTGGGTACAGGCGCAAACTGATTGAACAATCAGAGCGATATATCTATACAGTCAACGACTTTTGCACAGACCATCCGACAGGCACGTACATTCTCTGCATAGATGGTCATGTGGTGACAGTACAAGAGGGCAAATATTTCGATACATGGGATAGCGGTAATGAGATTCCGGTATATTACTGGGAAAAGGAGTAGCTAAATGAGCATATCAGAATTTGTACAAGTATTCCTCTCAATTTGCGGAGGAGTGTCTATTGTCGGAGGAGCGGTGGCCGTAATTCTTAAGTGGATTACTCCGGCATTTCGACTCAACAAGCGAGTTGAAACACTGGAAGAACATGATAAGCGTGACTTTGAGAGTCTTCAGAGGATCGCGGAGCGTGATTCATTGATTCTGGAAGTACTATCAACCATGTTGGATAGTCAGATCAGTGGGAATAATGTTGAGGAATTAAAAAAAACAAAACAGAAGCTCACGGAGTATCTTGCGCAGAATCAGCGTTAGCATTAGTAAGGGGTATGCTCATGAAATTATATGTGTTCACGAAAAAAAGATATAGACAGGTTCTTGATAGAGTGTAATTTCACACCAGACGAAGAAAGACTGTTCCGGCTGAGATGTCAGGAGCGCACTCTTGAATACTGCGCTGAACAGATGAACGTGAGTATATCAACAGCAAAGCGGTTAAGCCGGAGGGTAAATAATAAAATAATCAAAGTGTGCTGATACTTTTTGGATACTAATTAGAGCCAGAAACGACCTGTTTCCGGTTCTTTTTTTATGCAAAAATATAATCAGAAAGGCGGTGTATAAGATGGCATTATATAACAATCCTTATCAATATAGCTTTGGCGTTCCTGGGCAGATGAACCAGTTCCAGCAACAGCCTGTCCAGATGCCAGCTCAACCAGTACAACAGCAGCAGAACAATAATGGTATCCTGTGGGTATCCGGCGAAGTCGGCGCAAAATCCTATCTGGTAGCACCCGGGACAAGTGTTTTACTGATGGATTCAGAATCAGAGAAATTTTATATAAAATCCACAGACGTATCCGGCATGCCGCAGCCACTGCGAACGTTTGAATACAACGAGGTAGGCTCTCAGATGCCGCCTAAACAGACTGTTCAGAACATGGACAGTAAATACGTCACCAGACAGGAATACGACGATTTAAAGGGCAAATACGAAGCTATCATAAACCGATTAAATTCATTTTCTGAACCTGTTAGAACTAATACCGTACAGGAATCAGCGGTCAAGGGAGGAAACGCAGATGAGTAATCCATTATTTAATGCGCTCGGTGGTGGAATACCACAGGGAAACGGGCCAATGCAGATGATACAGCAATTTATGCAGTTTAAGCAGAATTTTAAGGGAGACCCGAAAGCAGAAGTCCAGAAGATGTTACAGTCTGGGAAGATTTCTCAGCAGCAACTTAATCAGGTTCAACAGATGGCAGGGCAGTTTCAAAATCTGCTGAAGAATATGAAATAGTACATTACAATCTGGCCAGATTGATGTAAATACACAATAAAGGAGATTATAACTATGGATGGAAATTATAGCTTAGCAGATATTGCCGCTGCTACTGGAAACGGCAGAAATAATGACGGCATGTTTGGCGGAGATGGTAGCTGGTGGATTATTGTTTTATTCATTTTTGCTTTCTTCGGATGGGGAAACAACGGCTGGGGCAATAATGGCAACGGCGGCGGATATGCAGCCACAGCAGCTACTCAGGCAGATATCCAGAGAGGATTTGACAATTCCGCAGTAATCAGCAAACTTGACGGAATCAACAGCGGCCTGTGTGATGGATTCTATGCCATGAATAACGGCATGCTTACCGGATTCAACGGCATCAACACCAACATCATGCAGACTGGTTTCGGAATCCAGCAGGCAATCAATGCTGATACTGTAGCGAATATGCAGAACACAAATGCTTTACAGGCGCAGCTTGCGAATTGCTGTTGTGAAACCAGAGAAGCTATCCAGGGTGTAAACTACAATATGGCACAGAACACCTGTGCATTGCAGAACACCATGAACAGCAACACAAGAGACATTATTGACAGCCAGAACGCTGGGACAAGAGCCATTCTTGATTATCTTTGCAATGAAAAGATTTCTTCTCTTCAGGCTGAAAACAATGACCTCAGACGTGCTGCTTCTCAGGATCGCCAGAGCGCACTTCTCACAACTGCAATGGCTTCTCAGACACAGCAGCTCATTAATGCGATTAATCCGGCACCGATTCCGGCATATCAGGTTCCTAATCCGAACACATTTTACGGATGCGGATGCAACACTGGATGTAATTGCTGATAACTTCATATCGAGAGTATCTTTCGATTGATTCGAATGTCGGCTTATGCCGTATTACACAGAGGGGCAGGCTGAAACCTGTCCTTTTGTGATATGAAAGGGGTAAAAATTATGGCAGAATTTACAAATGTAGCTGCTCAGACTGTAGCAGCAAATGGAAATGTAGTATTTTCAAACACAGCAGTTAAAGGTTCTAACTGCATTCAGCACAGAGAGGGAAGCGGAATTATTACGCTGAGAGGACTGACAAATCAGTGTAAAGCAAGATTCTTTGTGGATTTTTCTGGTAATATCGCAATTCCAACAGGCGGTACTGTCGGAGCTGTTTCTCTGGCTATTGCAATCTCTGGTGAACCTGTATTATCTTCCCAGATGATCTCCACACCGGCAGCAGTAGATCAGTATAACAATGTGTCCTCTGGTATCTATATTGACGTACCTCGCGGATGTTGCGTTAATATCGCAGTAGAGAACACAAGCAATCAGGCAATTTCTGTTGCGAACGCAAACATTGTTGTGACTAGAGAAGCGTAGGAGGTGCAGCTATGAGAGATATTAAAGACTTATGTGCAAGAATTGAAGACGAACTGTCCAAAATCGCTGACAATGGACTGACCACCGGAAATCTGGAAGTGACATACAAACTGATTGATATGTACAAAGATATCAAGAACACACAGTACTGGGATAAGAAAGTGGAGTACTATAACGCTGTCCTTGATGAGATGCGTGGTGAATACAATGACGATTACAGCGAACGTGGAAGAAAACGTGATAGCATGGGGAGATACAGCTCAAATGACGGCAGAATGATGCCAGATTACGACAGGGGCAATTCTTATGCCAGACGTGGTGAGCATTATGTCAGAGGACATTACAGCCGTTCTGACGGACGAGATGCTTATGACGACTATATGACGCAGAAACAGAGCTATCGTTCCGGCAAATCCGAGGACTGCAAGAGAAAGATGCTTGCCGCTCTGGAAGAACATCTGGACGAACTCACAACAGAAATGAGCGATATGTCCAAGGACGCAGAGTGCCGGGAGGAACGCGATCTTGTCAAGAGATACGTAGAAAAACTCCGGGATATGCTCTAATTTGCTAAAACATGTACCACAACTTTTTGGAGGTTCTGTGGTAAAATGTATTCATAAGGAAGATTCGTAAGTGGTTGTAGCCACTTGACATAGACATTTTTTCATTGATTCCTCCTTTCTTAGGCGCGTGTCCTTAACAGAAACAGGTTCTGTAGGAATCTGGAGGTTGAAAAGCGGATGCAATTTCCGACACGTACCATTGCCGTTAGTGCATGGCGGCATACCTCCTTGTGAGCACATATAACTGAACAGTGGAATTCAACTCGTGCAGAGGTGCGCGACCGTATAGGCGGTGTTGACGTAGCCCGAAACGTCTCGTGTTTAGGCATAGCACGTTAAATACCTTGCTAACCCGGGAATCCGGGTTAAGGCAGGATGGAGAAGTGGAATCTCACAAGGTTCATGCCCTTGAGAACGGCGGTTCGAATCCGTCTCCTGCAATTACCCTGCCAGTGGTCTAACTGGCTTAATCCACTTACCTGCGGCGGCAGGTCAATAAACACGACCAGGAGGATGTATATGCAGAAACTTATTGACACATTAAAATCATTTGGAATTGAGATCCCGGAGGACAAGCAGGCAGATGTGAAAAAAGCACTCTCTGAGCATTACAAGAATGCTAAAGAAGTAGCGAAAACTCTGTCGAAAGTCGAAGGAGAACGCGATAACTGGAAAGAACGTGCCGAGACAGCAGAAGAAACACTGAAAGGCTTCGACGGTATCGACCCGGCGAATATTCAGACAGAGCTTGCTGGATGGAAGAAAAAAGCCGAGGATGCAGAGAAAGAGTTTAACGCGAAAATCTATGACCGTGATTTCTCAGATGCTCTGAAAGCAGCACTCGATGATGTTAAATTTTCCAGTGAAGCTGCAAAGAAGTCTGTTATGGCAGACATTAAGGAAGCAGGATTGAAGCTGAAAGATGGTAAAATCCTTGGACTGAACGACTTGATCGAACAGATGAAGCAGTCTGACGCGTCTGCTTTTGTGGATGAATCTCAGCAGCAGGCTCAGCAGAACCAGGCAAGATTTACCACTCACGTTGGACAGCAGCAGACACCGGGAAGTATGACAAAGAAAGATATCGAAGCAATCAAAGACCCGTCTGAGAGACAGGCTGCAATTGCTCAGAATATCCAGTTATTCCAGTGATTTTTACACCGACTATACACCAGAGTATAGCCGCTAACCCAATACCTTAACAATTATGGGTAGAAAGGATTTTTTATGCCAGCAAAAACAAATCTTATTATGACTAATGATATTCATGTCACAGCACGTGAGATTGACTTTGTTACCAGATTCGAAAGAAACTGGCAGCACTTACGTGATATTCTGGGTATCATGAGACCTATCAAAAAGCAGCCGGGTGCTGTACTCAAGTCCAAATACGCAGAGGGTACTTTACAGAGCGGAAAAGTTGGTGAGGGTGAGGAAATCCCTTACAGCAAATTCGTTGTAAAAGAAAAGGACTATGCGGAAATGACTATCGAGAAGTACGCAAAGGCTGTGTCTATCGAAGCAATCAAGGATCACGGTTACGAGAACGCTGTTCAGATGACCGATGATGAATTCCTTTTCCAGCTTCAGACTGATGTTACCGGCAGATTCTATGATTATCTGAAAACCGGTACACTTACTTCCACAGAAACAACATTCCAGATGGCCCTGGCAATGGCTAAAGGCCGTGTAGAGAACAAATTCAAGCAGATGCACAGAAATGTGACTGGCGTTGTTGGATTTGTGAATATTCTTGACGTATATGAATACCTCGGAGCAGCTGAGATCACTATTCAGAACCAGTTCGGATTCCAGTACATGAAGGACTTTATGGGATTCAATACAATCTTCTTACTGTCCGACAGCGAGATTCCGAGAGGACAGGTTATTGCTACCCCTGTTGAGAACATCGTACTGTATTATGTTGACCCGAACGAATCTGACTTCGCAAGAGCAGGGCTTGTATACACCGTATCTGGCGAGACAAACCTGATCGGATTCCACACTCAGGGCAACTACCACACAGCAGTGTCTGAAGCGTTTGCAGTTATGGGACTTACTCTTTTTGCGGAGTACATTGACGCAATCGCAGTAATTACTATCGACGAGACACCAACACTTGGCACTTTGACAGTAAATTCCGTGGATGGAACAGCAACTGGTGATACAAAAATCACTGTAAATCCGGCTAAGGAAAATGCCGGCAATGTGTATAAATACAAAGTCGCAGCAGATACAGTAACTGTCGGATATGGACAGAATCTCAGAAACTGGAGTACTTGGGACGGAAAAGCCGATATCACAGCGACAACCGGACAGAAGATCACAGTAGTTGAGTGTGATGGAACATACAAGGCACTGAATGCCGGAAGTGCAAGCGTAACAGCAAAATCATAAACGCAGGAGGTAACTGGCATGGCTTATGCAGATTATGAATTTTATACAACTTCATATTTCGGTTCAGTCGTGCCAGAAACCGACTTTCCACGGCTAGCAGAAAGAGCCAGTGATTTTGTGGATTTAATGACATCCGACAGACTGGTGGACGGACTGCCAACAAACAAACGCTCACAGAAGCGTATCAAAAAGGCGGTCTGTTCATTGGCTGAATTAATGTATCAGATTGAACTTGCTGAAAAGAATGCTACCAATGCCGCTGTGAATGGTACGTCAACCGCAATCGGGTCCGGTGGTAGCACGACAGGCATTGTAACATCTGTATCATCCGGCAGTGAATCCATCTCTTACGCAACACCACAGCAGATTGGAGCGAGTGCAAAGGAATGGAGTGCGGTATATGCCGCCGTCGGAGATGTGCAGAAAACGAACGACTTACTTTATAAGACGGCTCTACCGCTTCTGATGGGAGTAAAGACGGATGATGGAATACCAGTATTGTATGCGGGGGTGTGAGTATGAAATATGTACGAATAAAACCGACTATAGTTGAAGCTATTCAGTGTTTTGCTACTTCTGAGAGCATCGCTCAAATCGAAAAGTTTGTTGGCAATTCGGTAAAAATTGTTAATGACTTCAGAACCCCGTGCATTAGAGTTTCAACATATCCTAATTTATTCAAAGATGACGAAAGATGCGGTGCAGCATTCATGGAACCTGGTGATTACATCTTGCGTGATGAAGAAGGATATTTCGATACAATGGCAAAGGATAAGTTTGAAGAAGAATTTAAGGAGATATCTGAATAATGGACATTTCAACATTAGGCTCATGCATAGCAATCGTTATGATTTGCTACATCGTAGGAATGGGCTGTAAAGCATCAAAAAGAATCTCCGATGAATGGATTCCGGTAATCATGGCGGTTATTGGTGGAATTCTCGGAGCGGTCGGAATGGGAGTTATCCCGGATTTCCCGGCAACGGACTATATAACGGCAGTTGCGGTTGGTATGTTTAATGGATTGTCGGCAACCGGCGTGAATCAGGTTATTAAGCAGACAGTACAGAAATAATAATTAAGGAGAGGGTATCATGTACGAAAAAACTTTGACGATTTTCAATTATTATGAGAGTCCGACAACAAGAGATGCGTACTGGTATCCTCATGTACTATCTGGTGTTGACCTCATTACGGACAAAGGGGCAATCCTTAAAAAGTACGGACCAGATGCAACTGACAACGCACAGTTACACATCCGTTATATTGTCCAGAACGGCGATATAACCATTACTGATAGAGACGGTAAGATTCTCCCATGGGTGCCGCCTAAAGAGTGGAAACAGCAGATCAACAACGCTCTAGAGGATACTATCACATTCTCGGACGAATCATTCTTCTGGGAGGGTGAGTGGACTGGTGGAACAGTAACTGATGGTGATTATCGAAACGGATTTTATCAGTATATGAATGAAAACAGGGATAACGTGTTTAAGATTACCAGTGTAGGCGGTCCGTATACACTGATTCCGCATTTTGAAATCCTGGGTAAGTAATATGAGCAAAATTCATCATTTTAAAGGATTCTCCGTAGTTGATGGAGATATGAAAATCAAACTGAATATGGACAGGTTCTCAAGGCAGTATCAAGAAGCCCAGTATCTCCTTGATGGAATGGTTATGGACAGTATGGTGCCGTTTATGCCGATGATTACAGGGGACTTTATCAACCGAACAAGAGTTGAGAGTACATCCTTACAAGGAACTGGGAAAGTATGCGCGGCGGCGGCTCCTTATGGACGTTTTCTGTACGAGGGGAAAGGAATGGTTGATGAAGCAACTGGAAGTCCCTACGCAAGACGTGGAGCAAAGAAAGTTCTCGTTAGTCAGTTTTCTGGTCGGACAGCCGCAAAGGAAAATCTTGAATACACCAAACAGGCTCACCCACGGGCACAGGCAAAGTGGTTTGATGCCGCTAAACGGCAATATGGTGACACATGGGTTCGCAAAGTAAAAGCACAGGCAGGAGGTGGCAGGCATAGCAGATAAACCTATCGGAAAAGACGCAACCGGATACGAAATTCTGACAGATGCCATGAAAGCACTTCTGAACCAGTATCCGGGACTGTATGAAAATGAAACAATCAAGTTTGAAGAACTTGGCAAGGAATCAGGAATTGCGTTCTCGGCAGATAATGGAGCTTTGATTTATTCAGAAAAAGAAGATGTTTGTGGCGTAATGCACCAGGTATGCCAGTACCCATTTTACGTGGTATATCGCACAGCATCTGACAAAGAAAGGCAGAAACTATCTGTTCAGAAGTTCCTTGACAATCTCGGTAAATGGATATGCCGGGAACCAGTTATTATAAATGGCTCTGAGACGCGTTTAAATGTGTTTCCAGAGCTTTCGCAGGGGCGAGTGATAAAACGTATCACCCGTGACAACTCCTATGGTTTAGAACCGCAGGAGAGTGGCGTACAGGATTGGTTGTTACCATTGTCGGTGCGCTACGAAAATACTTACGAAGCAATATAACAAGTAACAACCGGCTATCAATTGGAGATAGTCGCTAACCTACACAGCCTTTTAAAAGTTATAGGCAGAAAGGACATTTCTATGGCAGTTACAGGCAAGATTGACCGTAAATATATGGCTCATTACATTGATGCAGGTTCCCTCTGCGGAGGACTGACACCGAAATATGAGCGTCTTGGAAAAGATCTGGAAGAGTATAACGTAGAACTCAATCCAGATACCGAAACATCTAAAAACATTCTCGGAGAATCCACATTCAAGCATAACGGCTATGAAGTTTCTTCTGACGCTGATCCGTTCTATGCAGACACTACTTCTGATCTGTTCACAGCGTTACAGAAGATTGTAGATGGACGTCTCAAAGACGACAACCTCAAAACAAAAGCAGTTGAGGTTCATCTCTGGACAGAAGCTACAGCAGGCAAATATGAAGCATATCAGCAGGATTGCTACGTTGTGCCGACTTCCTACGGCGGTGACACATCTGGCTATCAGATTCCATTTACTGTCAACTATGTTGGCGAACGTGTAAAAGGAAAATTTGATATCAGTTCCGGTACATTCACAGCTGACAGTGAATAAGCACATACACAAGGAGGATATGCTAAATGGCAAAAGTAATTAATACCAAAATTGATGATGGAATTTTTACATTCACGTTTACCAACAACGAAGACGAAGTTTTTTCTTCTTTCAAGCTTAACCCGACTGATATCAATGTAGCAGCACGTGCGGAGGAACTGGGAGAGTACTTTGACCAGCTTAAAAACTCTATTCAAAAAGTCACATCTGGTAAGGAAATGGCAGAACTGAACAAACAGATCGAAGACAAAATCAACTATCTGCTCGGATATGAAGCATCAAAAGACCTGTTCAAGGAGCCGATCACAGCGACTACTGTATTCGGCAATGGTCAGGTATTCGCCTACATCGTACTTGACAAGATCGCAGAAGCAATCGCACCGGAAATCGAAAAGAGAAAAAAGAAAATGCAGACGGCAGTCAATAAGTACGTGGAGAAATATACAAAATGACCGCCTATGAGCTACCCACCTCACTGAACATAAGTGGGGTGGATTTTTCTATCAGAACGGATTTTCGAAAAATAATAGGCATATTAATCGCTCTTGGAAATCCGGATTTTAGCAATGAAGCGAAAGCAATAATTGCTGTTCAGATAATGTACGAAAAATGGTGGGAGATACCAGAAGAAAATTTAAGCGAAGCTCTTCAAAAAGCTTATGAGTTCATCGACTGCGGGCAGTTTGACGATAATCCAAACCGCCCAAAGCCCCGTTTGATGGATTGGGAACAGGATGGAGACATGATTGTTCCGGCGGTAAACAAGGTTGCCGGTAAAGAAATCAGAGCAGTGCCTTATATGCACTGGTGGACGTTTTTTGGATACTTTATGGAATCTGGCGAATGTCTTTTTAATACCGTAGTTGGAATTCGTTCAAAAAAGGCAAATGGCGAAAAGCTCGATAAATGGGAAAAGAAATTCTATCAGGAAAATAAGAACATTATTGATATAAAAACACGTCTCAGCGAAGAGGAGCAAGCGTACAAGGATGCGCTGAATGAGATGTTAAACCTCAAATAGTTAGGAGGTGAATGTATGGCTGCTGATGGCTCAGTCATTATTGATACCAGATTAGACACAACCGGTGTCCAAAAAGGTGTATCAGCGATTAAACAGTCATTCGACGGGCTTGGAAGCACAGTAAAAAAAATAGGACTACTTATCGGCGGCGTATTTGCTGTTGGTAAATTAGTACAGTTTGGAAAAGAATGCGTTGCCCTTGGCTCAGATCTCGCAGAAGTGCAGAACGTGGTTGATGTTACATTTACAACCATGTCAGACAAAGTAAATGAATTTGCAAAGAACGCTATGACCAGCGCTGGACTATCGGAGACTATGGCAAAGCGGTATGTTGGTACATTCGGAGCAATGTCAAAGTCGTTCGGATTCTCAGAAGCACAGGCTTATGACATGTCAACGGCTCTGACACAGCTAACCGGTGATGTGGCATCGTTTTATAACATAAGTCAGGATCTGGCGTATATCAAACTGAAATCAGTGTTTACGGGTGAAACGGAAACGCTCAAAGATCTCGGCGTGGTAATGACCCAGTCGGCACTAGATCAGTACGCACTGGCAAACGGTTATGGTAAAACAACGTCTGCCATGACCGAGCAGGAGAAAGTAGCTCTCCGTCTGGCTTTTGTGCAGAAACAGTTATCGGCTGCATCTGGTGATTTCATTCGAACATCTGACTCATGGGCGAATCAGGTGCGAGTGATGCAACTGCAGTTGCAGTCATTAAAAGCAACAGTCGGCCAGGGATTGATTAATATTTTCACGCCTGTTCTGAAAGTAATCAATATTCTGCTCGGTAAACTGGCAACTCTGGCAAATGCCTTCAAGTCATTTACGGAGCTTATTACTGGCAAGAAATCATCAGGTCAGACAGGTGGAAGCGGCGCAGGGCTTGCCGGAGCGGATGCAATTGCAGATACGGCAGATCAGTATGGACAGGCAGCCGATAATGCAGAGAAACTGGCAGATGCCACGAACGACAATGCGAAAGCTACAAAAAAAGCGAATAAGGAAACAAAAAACTATCTTTCATCGCTTGATGAAGTGCACAAGGTTAGTTCTACAGGGAGTACATCTTCAACGCCATCCGGTTCTGGAACCGGCGGAACTGGTTCTGGGGGCGGCGGATTGCCGGGTTCGGTTGACAGTGTAAATTATGGCAAACTCGCAGAGGGAGAAAATGCGCTGGACAAAATCAGTGATTCTGCCAAGAAACTAGCCGACCTTCTTAAAAAACTCTGGAAGCCATTCAAGGACGCATGGAAAAAAGAGGGCAAGAATACTATTAATGCGGCAAAAACCGCACTTGATGGACTCAAAAAGCTCGTTGTAAGTGTAGGTAAAAGCCTTGTAGAGGTCTGGACAAATGGCACAGGCACAACGATGTTAGAAACCATGCTGAGGATTGCTCAGAATGTGCTTAAAACTATCGGTAATATTGCATCTGGTTTCGCAGATGCATGGAACAAAAACAGTGTTGGAACGCAGATCATCCAGAACATTGCAGATGCCCTTGTGGTAGTTATGCAGTTTGTTGAAAAAATCGCAGAGGATACAGCAACATGGGCGGCGAACCTTAATTTCTATCCTCTACTGGAATCTATCAGTAATCTAACAAGTACGTTTGCGCCAATTCTGGAATCTATTGGAAATGTTCTTGAATGGATTTATAACAATATTGTTCTTCCAATGCTGAAATGGCTGATTGAAACGGGAATTCCAATAGTGATCAACCTAGTGTCTGATTTGGCAAGATTTTTCGCAGACCATCAGTCAATTATTGAGGCATTCGGCGCAGCTCTGATCGGAGCATTTGCGGCAGCGAAGATTGCAGGCTTAGCTTCGAGAATCGCAGGAAGTATAACGACAGTAGCAAGTTTCATTAAGGGTCTTATTGCACTCGTGACCGGCTCTGGCGGCATTATTGGTGGAATCAAAGCCATTGCGACAGCTGTCGGACCGGGCGGAATTTTTATAGCAGCAGTAACAGCTTGCATTGCGATTGGTGTATTGCTGTACAAAAACTGGGACAAAATAAAAGAAGTTGCAGGTGCGGTATGGAGTTGGATTAAAGACAAAACCATAGCTTTCGTCGATGGAATAAAATCCAAACTTAGTGATTTGGCAGAAAAGATTGTTTCTATTTGGAATGGTATCAAATCAAGTGCAAAAGAAAAGTGGAGCGCTATATGGTCCACTATAAAAGAAGTTGTAAAGAGGATAGTTGATGGAATCGTTGATAAATTCAAAAGTGCAAGAGACAAGGTTATTGATACGTTCGAGGGTATTAAAAACAAAGTTAAAGAGATATTCAATAAAGTTATCGGTATCGTAAATGGCGCAATCGGTACGGTGAACGGCGCGATCAGTAGAATTGAATCTGCAATGTCATTTGGTCCGTGGGAAGTGCCTACACCATTCGGCTCTAAGACGATCGGATTTAGCGCAAGCTTTCCAAGAGTACCGACTATTCCATATCTGGCAAAAGGTGCAGTTATTCCACCAAGAAGCGAATTTCTGGCTGTCCTGGGCGACCAGAAACAGGGCAATAACATTGAAACACCAGAAGCGCTGCTCAGAAAGATTGTTCGCGAAGAATCCGGAAGCAATTCCGGTGGAGATTATCATTTTACTGCTCAGATTAACCGAAGAACAGTATTTGATGAAATTATCGAAGAAGCAAAGTTAAGACGTGATACAAGCGGCAGAAACCCGTTTGAACTGGCATAGGAGGTGGAAGCGTGGCAACTATTCCAAAAAACATAACGGAACGATACAAAATGAATGGGGCTTCCATCTATCAGCCGGACAAAGATATGGGTTACAACCTTGAAACAACTTATTCAGAAGGTAGTAACCGTACGCAGTTTGGAAAAGCATTACTGACTCCACTATTTACAGTTGAACAATATAGCTATGAAGCATCAAACGTTCCAGTTGTAGAAGCAAACAAAATTCTCAAAATTATCGCAAAAGGAAAAACTTTCAATTTGTACCATTGGTCGCTTTACCACATGGCATGGAGAACTGACCCGTTTTATGTCGGAAAAGCAAGCCTAACTATTGGAGAAATTTCGCAAGACTTAAAATTTGTATCAAAAATATCTTTTAACATGCAGGGGGTGAATCCACTTGATTAATGTATCTGATACATTTAAGCAGAAATTAGCAGATGGCGAACCTGTCTGGGAGGTGGTGGATATCACCTTTCCTGATGGGAGAACCAAAACCGTACAGAACGAGATTATGAGCAGCAACTCATTTTCTGATTGTGCAGAAAGTAGCAGCTTTCCGATTGGCTGCGTTGTTTGTAAATCCATGACATTGGAGTTGGACAACACTTCTGATCAGTGGAAAAACTATAATTTCTACATGGCAAAAGTTCATGCGTATCTTAAAATGCAGACCTCCGTAGCAAGTCTGGCTGCAACAGATAAATTGCTGGATGAAAACTATGACCCAATTCTTGACCAGAGTGGCGGTGCGATTCTGGCAACAAAAGCAGCGACAGAAGACAGAGTCGAAACCATTGATAAAGGTATTTATACAATTACGACACCAGAACAATATGGCGAAATCCTTAGTTTTACCGCTTTGGACGATATGTATAAAACGAACGCAACTTATATATCTCATCTGGTTCTGCCACAGTCAATAGAGACTCTTGTTAGAGATGCGTGTGAGACTCTTGGTATTCCGTCAGAAGTCTCCATGGCTCATGGAAATCTGATCGTGTCAGAGATTCCGGAAAACATGACGTTTCGTCAGTTGTTCGGATGGGCAGCAATGCTTGAGACTGCGAACGCTCGCCTGGACAGCAGAGGATACTTGCGATTTATCAGATGGGATTTTTCCAATACACAAGAAGATTACAACGCAGTAGTGGACGCTGATGGAAATGTAACATTTAAAGGCGGCGCAAGTATTGACTCAGAAAGTTTTATCAGTCCGACAGGGAACTGGACAATTGATAGTGATGGATTCTTGACATTGATCGAATCAGCAGCTGACACATCCGAAAAGCTCAAAGACTTTTTTGAGAGTCCGACTGTAGCCAGTGATGATATTGTGATTACCGGAATCAAACTCAAAAATAAAGAAAATGAAGCCATGTACGGAAGTGCAGGATATGTTCTTGAATTGGAGAATGATCTTGTAAACGATGTCGATTTGGACACTGTGGCTGCTCAAATCGGTGATTCCATAATTGGAGCTAAATTCCGTAACATGTCGGGAGAACTTGCATATAATCCACTCATTGAGTTTGGAGATATGGCATATACTTACGACCGCAAGTGGAATAGGTATATCACTCCACTGACAGACGTTTCCTGTTTCGTTAATGGAAAGACCACTGTAAAAACTCAAGCCGATGATCCGATCAGAGGAATGAGCAAGTTCCAGTCAGAATCCACTAAGGCAATCGTAGAGGCAAGGCGTCTTGTAAAAAAAGAAAAAACGGCCAGAGAAAAAGCAGTAGAGAAATTAGAAGAAACCTTAAAAAATTCTTCTGGATTATATGAAACATCAGTCACACAGGAAGATGGCAGTACTATCACATATCTGCATGACAAGCCTACACTCGCAGAATCAAAAAATGTAATTAAATTCACAGCAGAAGCCATTGGCGTATCCAATGATGGTGGTAAAACATATCCTTACGGTTTTTTTCTGACAGGCGATTTGATAGCAAAAATTCTGTACGCACATGGTATCAATGCTGATTATATTGACACAGGCGCACTGACTGTCAGAGATAGCGATGGAAACATAATCTTCCAGGTTGATATGGACACCAAAAAAGTAATCATCAGTGGTGATAATGTTGTAATTGGTGGTAGTTCTTTGCCGGATAAACTGACAAAAATGGACAACAATATTGCATCTGCCAAGAATATGACATTCCAGCTGTCGAACGATATGCAGACGATCACATCTGACGCAGACGGCAACATTCCGGTATTTCCAACAGTGGCAACTACAGCGAAAGTTATGTACGGCTCGTCAGATATCACAAATGATTGTAGCTATACCATTACAAAATCAGACAGTGTAACCGGCTCTTGGGATGTAGATACGCATACTTACACTGTCACAGGCTTGAGTGCAGACAATGGATGGATAGACATCAGAGCAACATATCTCAGTAATCTGGCAGTAACAAAAAGATTCACGATTTCTAAGCAGAAAAAGGGCGAAGATGGAAAAGATGGTGAATCTGGTAGAACATACATGGTTGAGCCATCATGTAACGTCTTGAAACGTGGCTCTGACAAGACAATTAGTCCAAACTTTATAACATTTAAAGCGTATTATCGTGACGGAAAATCAGCTACTAGAGTGCCTTATAAAGGCAGATTCGTTGTTGAAGAGACTGCTGACGGAAACACTTGGAATACCATTTATACTAGTTCAATCGATGAGGATACCGTGACACACTATTTGTATTCTATTTTGACAAATGGATCTGGTCAGACAGTAGCAAGTTCTAATGGTTCAACTGTCGGTATTCCGAGAGATGTGACAAATGTTAGATGTAAATTATATGCGTCCGGTGGAACTACAACATTGATGGATATGCAGAGTGTTGCGGTAGTAATTGATGTGGACAATCTGACACAATCGCAAATCGTAGAAATACTATCAAATGATGGTGCATGGAAAGGCCTGTACTACAAGAATGGTCAACTGTATATCAGCTTCAGTGCAGCGCTTGGCGGTGAATTGACATTGGGCGGTGTAAATAATGGCAATGGAAAATTAGTTATTAGAGATTCAGCCGGTAATCAAGTTGGATATATTGACAACACAGGAGTGAATTTTACAAAAGGAACGTTTTCCGGCAGTTTGAATTCAGCAAAAGGAACTTTTACTGGTGAATTAAGTGCTAACACTGGAAATATTGCCGGGTGGGTTCTAGATAGTGAGACAGGACAATTAAAGTCTCCTAACGGCATTATAATACTGGACGCAGAAAATGAAGAAATAAGCATTAATGGTGTCACCTTGAGTGCTTATGGCAACGGACTTGTAGTAGATGGTGGCTTTAATATAATTTGCGGGACTGACGATATAACGGATGGGACAGATCTGTTTCAAATATTTAATCTAAGTACTTTGACGTCTGGTAATTACTTGAGAATTTTTGATAATGCTGTATACATGAGTTCATCTTCCTCCAAACGCTACAAAATCCTCGGAGCTTCGTTGCCAGAAGAATTTATTGAGAATCTGTACAACATCGAACCGATAATGGCACGGTATAAAGAAGGCTACCTTGCAAAAGGAGATGAACGCGCAGACGCAGAATTTCCAATGTTCATAGCAGAAGATGTGGATATGTATTTTCCTCTGGCAGTTGACCACATAGACGGCAAAGCTGAGAACTGGAACGAACGTATCATGATACCGGCAATGTTCGCGATGATAAAAGCACAGAAAAAGAAAATTGACCAACAAGAGAAACTTATTAATAAACTTTGCGAAAAGTTAAATATAGAATGAATTATGAAATGGAGGTACATAAATGTCAGTAAAATAAGTACAAGCCATTGTAAATGGACAGACTTACACCCTTACTTTTAACAGTAATACGGGCAAATATGAAGCTACAGTAACAGCTCCAAATAAGTCCAGTTACAGCCAGAGCGGACATTATTACGGAATAACAATCAAGGCAACGGACGACGCTGGAAACGTGACCACCAAAGATGCGACAGATTCCGCAATCGGTAGTTCGCTGAGATTAACCGTTAAAGAAAAGGTTGCACCGGTAATCACGGTCACCAATCCAACTGCATCCGCAACACTTACCAATAACAAACCGACTATCACATGGAGCGTCACAGATGATGATTCTGGTGTTAATCCGTCTACTATCGGTATCACAATCGATTCCGGAAGTAAGATTACTGACGGCATTACAAAGACTGCTGTAACCGGTGGTTACAATTGTTCGTACACACCGGCAACAGCGCTTACCGACGGTTCTCATACCATTAGGTTTGACGCATCCGACTACGATGGAAATGCTGCTTCTCAGAAATCTGTAACGTTCAAGATTGACACCGTTCCACCGACACTGAGCGTAACCTCTCCGTCTGATGGATACGTTACCAACAAGAGCACGATCACTGTATCTGGTACAACCAATGATGCAACCTCATCTCCTGTTACGGTAACGGTCAACGGTGCATCTGTAACGGTTGGTAGCAACGGAGCATTCAGCACTACGGTTACATTGTCCGCAGGAACAAATACAATTAATATCGTTGCGAAAGACAGTGCCGGTAAGACAACAACCATTACCAGAACTGTCAAGTATGACCCGAACCCGCCGAAGATCACAGCCGCAAGTGTAACGCCTAATCCGGTCGATGCAGGCAAGACTTACGTGATCTCCGTAACAGTTACTGATGACTGATGATTACAAGAGTATATGGCTCGTGTAATGAGTTCACTATTGAGTTCCAGAGACGAGAGGGATCGGATCTCGAAATCTGGGACGCAATAGTCCCTGCCAATAGAGATGGACAGTATGTCATAGAAATCTATGCAGAAAGTAGTGGTGGCTTGACAGCTTATACCGCCACTGTACTGTTTCTGATATCAGGGCACGAGATTGCTGGAAAGCTCGTTCCGAGAGGATATACGGCAGAATCAGAGAACATCGAGTACAGCTCATTGCTGAATCTGAGCCAGCTGACGGCAGAGCTTGTAAAGCAATGTTTCAGCGGACATAAAACATGCTGAAAGGAGAGAGGACATGGCAATTAGATACGTAGATAGCAATACAATAATGGATTTTGGAGAAAAAATCCGATTTAAAAGTAAAGTATATCCGGTATGCGGTGTAGACATCCCTTTTTCCATCATTTCAGCGGATTACGAATTGATTTTCGTTGATACAGATGCTGAAACAGAGACTGTAGAAGATCAAGGAAACTGCAATATCAACGAGCATACGCTAGATGCGTTAATTGAGCCACAAAAAATAGGAATCTATTGTCTGAGATTCATATATAAAATTGCAGATGAAACGTGGGTAGATAATTATAAAATCAAAGTGAAAGGGTGATATGCATGGCAGATGCAAACATTTATATAGCCGGTGCAAGCATAAGCCCTACATCAGTTCAGACAGGGGCGAAATATGCGATTGCTGTTGATGTTCGGAATGTCCAGTATGTATTAGGCACAAGTGATGGCTCAGCACTTGCCACTTCTGATGGTTCGATGCTGAGAGTGAAAGAATAGAGGTGATTATATGGCAGAATCATTAAAAACAATATTAATGTCGGCATTGACTTCGAAAGCAACACCGGCAGAAAGTGACACATTGATAGTTGGAGAAGGGAATGCATTAAAGAAAATATCGTTTTCACAGCTGTTCACTTATTTAAAAGATAAATTGGGAATCAATACGCTAAACACGAATTTAGGAAAAACTGCTCGTTTTTATGCTGCAAGTAAATTTTATGTACCTGGAAGCTCTAGCGATTATTCCGGGCTTGCAATCGGGGGGAATGCATGGAGTAACATTACTGGAATACAGTATGTGAGTGCAACTGATTACAAACATTACTATACATTCCCAAAAGGCACATATTTAGTAAATATTAACCTTTTTGCAAATCTTGAAGCATCAACTTCGAACGTTCTGGGCGTGGCATTGAATATCGAAGTAGATGGTAAAATAATAGCGAATCCATGGTTTAGAATGATTGATTCATACCAGAGCATTTCTTATCCTGTTATCATCAATGGAAGTAAGCTAAAAGTCACCATGTACTCAGGAAAGACAATTGAAATTGTAAATAATGTCAATCTTTCATATATTGATTTTATGAGATTGAATTAATCAACATACAATACTCCAATAGTCACAGTTCTATTGGCACATGAGCCACCATTGAAATCAGTATATAGAGTGTACTTTAGTTGAATTACTGTACAGCACTGGCTGTTACGTGTCCGAACTTGCAATAGTCACCACAGATACGTGGTGTGAAAGGAGAAAATATGGAAATTAAAGGTATTGACGTATCATCGTGGCAAGGGAAGATTGATTGGAATAAGGTTGCAAATTACGGAATGGATTTTGCAATCTTGAGAATTACAGAAGCCGGAAATGTTATTGATGGACAGTTCGAGAACAACTTTGCCGGATGCAATAAATATAAAATTCCAGTAGGAGTATACAAGTATTCCTATGCTTCGACAGTATCCGAAGCCCGGAGTGAAGCCAGAAAGGTTGTTTCCGTACTGAACGGAAGAAAGATTCAGTTTCCAGTATTCCTCGACTTAGAGAATCATAGACAGAGAGTACTTGGAGCTGAAAGTATTCATAATCTGGCAGAAGCATTCAGAGAGATTATTGTTGCTGCTGGTTATAAATTTGCAATCTATTGCAATCTTGACTGGTACATGAATGTGATTTGCAGTCACCTCAAAAAGCATGATTTCTGGATTGCCAGATATCCGGCAAATGATAACGGGACAGTAGTTGAGAGATTACGTCCAAGTTGGGGTGTTGGCTGGCAGTACAGCTCAAAAGCAACGATTCCAGGAATTAATACCAAAGTTGATAGAAATATATTTTATAAAGATTATACAGAAGCAAAGGAGAGTGGAACAATGGCAAAGACAAAAGAACAGATTATCCAGAATGTGAAAAACGATGCAGTAAGCTTTGCGGTAAATATTGCCAATGATAACAGTCATGGATACAGTCAGAGAATTAGGAGTTTATACGAAATTAACATTCCGAAATCTTTTGACTGTAGCTCATTGGCACTTACTGCTTATTACTATGCGTTCCTCAAAAATGGGCTTACCAAACAGGCGCGTTATCTCAAAGAGAATTGCTCTTATACTGGCAATATGCTCAAGATGCTGAATGCCGGATTTGAGGTTGTCGCTAGGAATCAGACCGCACACAAACAGATGATAAAAGGCGACCTGGAACTGGCGGACAATAATCCGAATGGATCCAATAGTCATGTAGCAATGGCGATTGGTAAGAACGACATTGTTCATGCCAGAAGTTCGGAGGGCACAAAAGATACGAAAGATAATTCTGGAAATGAGATCCGTACACAGCCCTGGTACCTGTACAGTCACGGTTGGACTCACCGACTCAGATTTACTGGAAAAGGGATTGATTTTAGTGGACTTACCAATACTACTGGAAGTAAGCCTACCGCAAAACCATCAACTAGCACAAAACCATCAACGACCACATCGAAAGGAGCCGGTTATATGTTTGAGCCAAAATTAGTAAAACTTGGAAGCGAAGGAACTTCTGTCCTGTTACTGCAGGAGATTTTAATTGCCAGAGGATTCAAAGGAAAGAATGGAAAAGCCCTGAGCTTATCCAGAAAGGCAGATGCAAATACCATTTACGCATTAAAACAGTATCAGAAATCCAGAAATGGAGTACTGGTGGTAGATGGAGAGTGTGGCGAGAACACCTGGAAAGATTTGATTGCAATCTAAAAAGCATAAAACTTAAGCCCCTTGGAGGTTACTCCTTGGGGCTGTTTTTTACATATTGTATCAAATTCGTGTTGCATTTCGTGTTGCATAGCTTTGAAAAATAATCATTCCCAATTTCATTCATCTCTTTTTCTCGATCAACCAGAACGTGCCGATATACATTTTTTAATGTGGTATCATCCTCCCAACCGCCACGCTGCATAATATATACATCTGGAATTCCAAGAGTATGCAATTCAGATGCGCAATAATGACGCAAATCATGGAATCGAAAATGATGAATCTGATTATCCTCTAAAACATCAGCGAATCTATTAGATATTTGTGCCGGATTTAAATTTGTTATTTTTCCAT